TGATGGTTTTTATAGATGGTATTGTGGTTATGTAGAAATAAAAGAGGAACATCCTTATTTTAATAAAAATTATGATGAATTAAACAATATTGAATGTCATGGTGGATTAACTTACAGTGGAAAAAGATTTGAAGATGATAACAATTTCTATATAGGTTTTGACACTAACCATTTTAATAGTGCTCCTTGTAACAACTTAGCCTTTGTAGAAAATGAATGCATGAACATAATAGAGCAGTTAATAAAATTAAATAATTGAAGGAGGATAGATAATGGCGAATTACAAAATAAGTGTAGAAGAAGCAGTAGCATTGTCAGATGGGGAACTCAATAAAGATGATGTCTACTCTTTGATAAGAGCCGATGAGGTTCCTGGATGCATCTACAAAAAGAAAAATGAAGAGAATGAGAGAGGAGCATATCTCATTATAAAAGCTCACTGGTTAAACTTTTTATCTGGAAAAAGCTATAAAAAAGAAAAAACATCTGAACCAGGCGACCAAACCAAATCAGATGTTTAAGAAAAGTATTCAAGTAATTTAACTTTACTTGGATTATACACTAAAAAATTAGGAAATTCAAGAGGTGAAAAAAATGGGAATCAATATTAATCAATTTTATAAAAATATAAATTGCCCTCGTGAGTTTGTTTGTGCTCATTGTGGGGCAAGAGTGTATGTTACAGATATAAAAGATAAGAGAGTAAAATACTGCTCTGCTGCTTGTGAAAAACAGTACTGGAGAGAAAAAAGTAAAGCAGATGCTGCTTATAAGAAAAGAAGCAGAGAAAAAACACTTGGTATGAGAAATTATAGCAAAAAAGAAATGGCTATCAAACTTTACAGAGAGAAAAAAGAAGCTGAGGAAACTGAGAGCATAGGAGGGAAAAAATGAGTAATGGCTAAAAAGAAATCTAAGACACATGAAATGTATGATGAAGTTGCAAGTTTTATAAAAAGTCAGTGTAATGATAACTTTACTTTAAAAACTTCTTTAAATGAAATTGCAGATAAAGTTTTAGAAATAGAAAAAATGTATTTTAAAAAGAAAAAATACGATATTAGACATGAAAATATAATAGAGATCATTTGTTATGAACTAGTTTTTAAAGCTAATAGAATAAGATTAAGTTCTTTAAATTATTGGGACTTAGTAGAAATAATAAACAAATGGTTTTTTAGAGCAAAAATAGAATTAGTATCAATGATAGACTCTCCTCATACAGGATATATGGATAATATAAAAGAAGTTTATCTAAAAGCTACACCAGGATTAGAAGAATTTGACAATTTAGTAAAAACTTATTTTGAACTTATAAGACTAAAAAATTCTGGACTTGATGTTAATAAGTTTTTAGAAGATACTTATAATCAATTATGTTCATATCCAAATAATTTCTATTTTAAGTCACCATATTTCTGTAACTTATTGACAGAAATTATTGTTGAAGCAGGAGATAAAAAGGAGAAAAATGAAAAAAATAGAACTTGTTGATAATAAATTAAATGTTGAATTAAAACCAGGAGACATTATTTTACATAAATCAAAATTAGGCATAGCAAAATATAAATATATCTCTATAAAAAATAATGAATACCTTATAAAAAGAATAGATATTACTAGAAAAAATATATTGCATTTCACTGTTTCTAAATTTTGGTTTGTTAGAAAGGGAACAGAAACTTATTTAATAGGAGATGATGATATTGCATAAAATAGTTGAAATATATATGGAATGTGGAGATTTTTATGAATCTATTAAAAGAAGTGGCTTACCAATACTGACTGCTCATAAAATATTACTTAGAAGTGGAGTTTTAAAGATTCAAGACAAAATTAAATATAGCAGTGAAGCTGGTAAAAAAGGTGGAGAAGCTGAGGAATATTTTCAAAAGCTAGTTTCTGAAGCAATTGATGCCAATAAGTATTGGAGAAAAAATAATCCTGTATTTGATTTTAATTTTAAGGGATTAAATATAGATGTTAAATTTAGTTCAATCACTAAAAAAAGTGAAAATAATATAAGTTGGTCTATTAGAGCAAGAGGTGAACAAGATATAACTGTTGCCTTTTTAGAAAAGGATAAGAATACTAGATTAAATGAACCATTTATTTTATTTATTCCTAAACAATTTGTTACTCAAAAAAATACAATTAGTGTTGCTAAAAATGGAGATTATTTTAAGATGTTCCAGGTAAAAGAAAAAGATTTAATAAAACAATTAGAAGAATATGCTGAATTAAAGAAGAAAAAACTTATTTAAATAGGAGGAATAAATGAGTAATACTTTATTAGATTTAAATACAAAGCTATTTGAACAAATGGATAAATTGAGTAAAGAAGATATAACTCCAGAAGAATTAGAAAAAGAAATAGCCAGAAGCGAATCTATGATAAAGATAGCAAATGTAATTATAAGTAATGGAGATTTGGCTTTGAGAGCTGCTAAATTTAAAGATGATATGATGAATGCCGATAATAAACTACCTAAGATGTTAGAGGGTTAGCTTATGAAAAAATACACAGATGACATTATAAATTTTCTAAGGGAAATTGCTTAGAGATGACAGTAAAAAAGTTAAGTAGTCTTCTTGGTAGAAAAAAAATAAAAACAGGAACTACTGGATGTTTTAGAAAAGGTTTTATTCCGTGGAATAAAGGAAAGAAAGGGTATATGGGAGCTAACAAGACATCTTTCAAAAAAGGTAATAAGCCAAAGAATTGGAGACCTGTTGGAAGTGAAAGAATTGATGATGAAGGTTATACACTGATAAAAGTTTCCAATGAAGGTGGTATGTTGAAGAGATGGGCTCTGAAACATAGAGTTGTATGGGAACAACATCACAAGAAGAAGATTCCAAAAGGCTCTGTGATTATATTTGCAGATGGAAATAAAAATAATTTAAATATTGAAAATCTAATTTGTGTAACTAGGAATGAATTAAAGGTATTGAATAAGTGTAGATTAATCAGTTCTGTTCCTGAGTTAACTAAAACAGGATTAAATGTTGTTAAGTTAAAAATTAAGTTGGCAGAAATAAGAAAGGAGAAAAAAGGTTGAATATAAAAGAATTAAAAGCAGAAGCTAAGAAATTAGGATTAGTTGGATATAGTCAATTAAATAAAGAAGATTTAGAGTACCTTATAGCTGTTTCTAAACAAGAGGTTATAGAAATGTCTAAGGAGGAGTTTAAAGCCTCTCTATCAAGCTGTGGCGAAGTATATGACTATGATAATGAAGAAGATTGGCATAAGTTAAGAGAAAAAAGAATTGGTGGTTCTGATATAGGAGCAATATTAGGAGTGAATCCATACAAAAGTATTATAGATGTTTATATAGATAAAACAGAAGGTAGCAATTTCAAAGGTAACGAACTAACACATTGGGGGCATATGTTAGAGGGAACTATTTTAAAAGAGTTCTCCAATAAGCATAAAGAACTAATTGTATATGAAGTTCCTTACTCAGTTGTAAATGATTTTTTAATTGCTAATTTAGATGGAGCATTAAAAGATAAAGAAACTGGAGATTATGGAGTATTAGAAATAAAAACTACATCTCTTTGGAATAAAAAAGACTGGGAAGATGATGTAATACCTCAGTATTATTATGCACAAGTACAGCATTATCTAATGTTAACAGGTTATAAATTTGCATACATAGCTGTATTAATTGGAGGACAGCAATATAAGGAATTTAAAGTAGAAAGAAACGAAGAAGACATAGAACTTATTAGAAATAAGGCTAGTGAGTTCTATAATGAAAATATTTTAAAATTAATACCTCCAATGCCAGATGGAAGTGATGCTTATATGGAACATTTAAAGAAAAAGGCAATGGAGATAGAGGATAATACAGTTATAGAATTTATAGATTTAGAAGATAAGGCAGTAAAGATTAAAGAATTAAGTAAAGAAATTAATTCTTTAAAGAAGGAACAGGATCTATTAAAAGAAGAGATAATGTTGGAACTTATAAATAATGGTACTCAAAAAGGGGTTGCTGG